CCGATGGACCGAGCACGCAGTATCGAAGGCATGGTGGGACGAGGTATCACGGATCGAGATCGATCACTTCCCCGACCTGGGCGCCGCCGAGGTCGCCGAGACGAATGCGATCCGGACCGAGCATCCCCGCTACAACGTCGCCGGTCGACGTCAACCGAAGTAGGACGTGGTACTCTTCCGTCATTGATCGAGGCGTGTGCCCCAACGGGCCACGCCTCTTGTCGTTCCCCAGTGAGGTGCGCAATGGTCGACGGTCCCTACATCCAGAGGACCATCGACCACGATGGCGAGCACCGCGCACGCATCCGAGCGGGCAACCACGAACCGCTCATGGCCATCACCGAGGGCATCGTCGACAAGCGCGACGTCGAGACCGCACTGCTTCGCTCGCTCGAGGCGCTGCTCACCGACGACCAGGTTGACGAGCTCGCTCGCGCTGAGCTCGTGATCGCCTACCTCGAGCGCCACGAAGCAGCGCCCTGGCACCATCGACTGGAGCCCGCTCGGTGAGCATGGCGGCCTCGACGCTCATCGGCTCGTAGCTCAGATGGCAGAGCGCACCCTCGACACGGGTGAGATCGCTGGTTCGATCCCAGCCGAGCCGACACCACCGGGGGAGGGTCAAAACTCGGAGGCCCCCTCCGCGGACTAAGACCCTCGCCGCTGCGTGTGCCCTGCGCGGTTCCCAGCGTCGATTTGGGCGGGGTTCTGTTTTTTCGGAGGGCCGATCGATGCCGACGAGGCACTGCGCCGACTGCCGGCGGCCGATCCAAATGGCCAGCCGCTGCCCGGCCTGCGAACGCCGACGCAAGCAGCGTCGCAACCGAGACGCCGCCCGGTGCCGAGCTGCAGTCGCAGCGCATCGCGCCGAGCACGGCGACTGGTGCCCCGGGTGGCACCGTCCCGCACACGAGTCGTCTGACCTGACCGCCGAGCACCCCGAAGGAATCGACGCCGGCGACCAGGAGCTCGAGGTGCTCTGCCGGTCGTGCAACGCGCGGAAGGGCAAGCCCAATGGCAGCACCGCGGAAGGCTCACACCCAGCCACGATCGTCCACCGCCAACCGCGTCTCGCAAAGGGGATCTGGTAGCGAGGAGATGCTCGTGCCGGCGCCCGCCACCGAGCCGGACCCGGGCATCGTCATCCCGCCTCCCCCCGATGACGTGGCCGGCCGTGACGAAGCGGTCGAGGCGTGGAACAACATCTGGCTCGAGCCGCAGGCGGCGCACTTCTCGCCCGCCGACCGGGTCATCCTGAATCGGTACATCATCGCCTACGACCAGTGGCTCGGAGCGATGGCGGCGATCTCGCTCGAGCCGCTCGTCGACGGATCCCAAGGTCAGCCGGTGTCAAACCCGCTGATGGGTTGGGCGCAGTCGCGTGAAGCCGTGATGGAGCGATGCGAACGGCAGCTCGGCATCGGCCTCAAGAACCGCACCGACCTCGGCATCTCCGTCGGCGTCGCGAAGTTGACCGCCCACCAGATCAACGAGATGACTCGTGGAGGGAAGAGTGGCGGCGAAGAAACCGCCGGCAAAGCGCCCGGCCGCAAAGCCCGCCGCACGAAAGCCGAGATCGCCGCAGCAGAAGCCGGCACCGACGAGGCCTCGATCATCGAAGCCTTCGAAGTCGAGTGACGTCGGCTGCCCGACATGGCGCGACTACCTCGTCTGGAACAAGCCGAAGGGGATCTCCCGAGGCCTCGACGTCTGCAAGTGGATCCAGTTCCACTGCGTCCACACCAACGACCGTTGGACCGGGAAGCCGTTCAAGCTCCTGCCGTGGCAGGTCATGGTCATCATGGCCCTGTTCACCGTCGGCGACGACGGCTTCCGGGTCATCCGCTGGGCGCTCATCGGGATCGGCAAGAAGAACGGCAAGACCGAGCTCGCCGCCGCCCTCGCGCTGTACTTCGCGTTCGGCCCGTCCGGGCCCGACGGTGAACCGGAGCCCTCCGCCCTCGTCGTGTGCGCTGCGGGCAACGACGCCCAGGCCGACCTCGTCTTCGGTGCGGCATCGACGATGGCGAAGCTGTCGCCGACGCTGTCGCAGATCCTCGAGGCGTGGGAAGCCGAGATCACCTGCCCGACCCTCCCCGGCTCCAAGGTCGTCCGGGTCGCCGCCGCCGCCAAGAAGTCGAGCTCCACCCTCGATGGCCCGAACATCTACGTCGTCATCTGCGACGAGCTCCACTGCTGGGAAGGCAACGGCGCCCGCATCGTCTGGAACACGCTCACCAACGGTGGCGTCACCCGGCTCCAGCCGCTCATCCTGCAGATCACGACCGCCGGGTTCGACAAGGAAACGCTCTGCGGCGAGCAGTACGACTACGGCAAGGCCGTCGCCGCCGGCGAAGTCGACGACCCGGCCTACCTCTTCTGGTGGGTCGAACCGCCCGAGCTCGCCAACCACCGCGACCCCGCCGTGATCGAAGCGGCCAACCCGTCGTTCGGGCTGGTCATGGGCATCAAGTTCTACCTCGACCAGGTCACGAAGAAGACCGAGGCGGTGTTCCGCCGGTACTTCCTCAACCAGTGGACCGAGAGCGAGGAAGGCTGGCTCGAGGCGGGGCAGTGGGAGAACCTGTCGATCGGGCCGTTCGAGCTCGAGCAGGAGTCCACGTGGGTCGGCACCGACGCCGCGACGAAGCACGACTCGACCGCTCACGTCGCAGCGCAGTGGCACGAGTGCGACCCGCTGTGCCCAGGGTGGAACGAGGCTGACGACGAGCGGCTCGCCGCCGGCGTCCCGTCCAAGAAGCTGCGGCTCACCTCGGCGATCTGGTCGCGACCGTACGACCCACGCACACGCCGGCTCGTCGAGAACTACCGGCTCCCGATCGCCGAGATCGAGAACTGGATCCGGGACCTCTGGCAGGACCTCGGCTCCGAGCTCCTCATCGCCGCCGGCTACGACCCCGCCCTGTTCGAACGCTCCGCCCAAGCGCTCGAGAACGAAGGCGTCCCGATGCAGGAGGTCCCGCAGTCGGACCTCCGGATGGTGCCGGCGTCGCAGTCGCTGTACCAGATGATCAACGAGGGCCTGATCGAGCACGACGGCGACCCGGTCTTCACCCGCCACCTCCGAGCAGCGGTCGCCGTGCAGGTGCGCGGCGGCAACGGCGGATGGCGGCTCGCCAAGGGCAAGACCAAGAAGCACATGGACGCAGCGATCGCAGCGGCGATCGCCGTCCACCTGGCCCTCACCGAAGAGGGAGAAGAGGCGGGAAACGTATGGTGAGAGTGACCGTCGCAGCGCTGCTCGACTTCCTAGCGAAGAACACGGTCACGCTCCTCGAGCTCATCGGGATCGCGTGCATCATTCTCCTCGTCGCACTGGTGGCGGGCCCGGTGTGGATGCTTTGCCCGGCCGGCGTCGCCGCTCTCCTGAAGAGCGCCGAGCTCGACGCCAAGCGCCGCCCGTCCAGGGGTGACCGGTGAGCCTCCTCGGCGCGGCGCTCCGTTCGCTCGAGTCGCCCAGTAAGTCGCTCACCGACCCGTCCGTCGTCGAGTACTTCGGCGGCCAGCAGTCGACCGCCGGCGTCGCCGTCACCGAGCGCAGCGTGTACGGGCTCACGGCCTGGTACCGGGCCGTCGCAATGCTCGCCGGCACGATGGCGGCGCTTCCGCTCAAGGTGTACCGCAAGGGCACACGCGAGCTCGTCACCCTCAACAACATCGTCACCGCTCCGAGCAAGCGATACACGCCGTTCGAGTTCTGGCAGACCATGTACGCCAACGCCCTCAGTTGGGGCAACGCCTACGCCCGCAAGATTCGCAACGGCGCCGGCGTCGTCGTCGAGCTCGTCCCCATCCACCCGGCGTTCGTCAACGTCGACGACGTCCCGGTGTCGGACGCCTACCCCGACGGCAAGCGGTACTGGCTCCGGCTGCGCAACAGCCCGAACGTCCTCGTGCTCTCGAGCTACGAGATGTTGCACCTGCCGTACATGTCCGTCGACGGGCTCACCGGCCTCTCGCCCCTCGCGATCGCGCGCAACACCCTCGGCATCGGGATCGCAGCGGAGACCACCGCCGGCAGCCTCTACAAGAACGGCTCCCGCCTGCAGGCCGTCCTCAAGACCGACCAGGAGCTCAAGAAGGAACAGGCCGAGGACCGACGCACTCGGTTCGTGCAGCGCACCACCGGAGCGAACAACGCCGGCGGCATCGCCGTGCTCGACAAGGGCCTCGAGTACAAGACGATCGCCCTCAGCCCCGCCGACGCCCAGCTCCTCGAGTCCCGCAAGTTCACCGTCACCGAGATCGCCCGCATGTTCGGGATCCCGCCTCACCTCCTCGGCGACGTCGAGAAGTCCTCGAGCTGGGGAACCGGCATCGAGCAGCAGATGATCGGGTTCGTCACGTTCACGCTCCTGCCGTGGCTCCGCCTCGTCGAGCAGCGCCTCACCCTCGACGTCCTCCCCGGCGAGTGGACCCGCGGTGTGTGGTTCGCCGAGTACTCCGTCGACGGGCTTCTCCGAGGCGACTCCGCAGCGCAGGCGTCGTTCTTCCACCAGGCCATCACCGACGGGTGGATGAGCCGCAACGAGGTCCGGATCATTCGCAACCTCGAGCCGATCGACGGGCTCGAGGAGTACCTCGCCCCGTCCAACCTCACCCTCATCAGCGTCGACGGCCAGCTCGTCCCGCTCTCAGCGAAAGGCACCGCAGATGCCGCCGACACCAGTGCTGCTTGACGCACCCGACACGCGCACCGGGATCGCCCGGCCGATCGACCGGTCCGGGCGACACGTGTTCCGCGGGTCGATCGACACCCGCGCCGTCGAGACGAACGAGGACGGCTCGATCGGGTTCGTCGGGCACGCCATCGTGTGGAACACCCGCACGTGGATCGGTTCGAAGTCGTGGGGCTTCTGGGAGCAGATCGCCCCCGAGTCCGTCACGAAGACCCTGCAGGAAGCGGACATCCGTTTCCTGCAGAACCACAACCCGGACCTCCTCCTGGCCCGCAACAAGTCGGGCACCCTCCGGCTCACCTCCGACGCCACCGGCCTCGCCGTCGACGCCGACATGGCGCCCGTCACCTACGCCCAGGACCTCGCCGTTCTCCTGGAGCGAGGCGACATCAGCCAGATGTCGTTCGCGTTCGAGGAGCTCGGCTACAAGTCCGAGCTTCTCGACGACGGCACCCGGCTCTACACCGTCACCGAGATGCGTCTCTTCGACGTCGCCGTCGTCACCTACCCGGCCTACGAGGAGACCGACGCCGGGCTGCGCTCCCTCGCGTTCGAGCAGCTCTGCCGCGCCGCCGGGATCAGCGGCGCTGACTCCCGCCGCCTCATGCGCCACTTCGCATCGGGCGAGCCAATCGACCCCGAGATCTTGTCCCACCTCCAGCGCGGCGTCGCGCTCGAGGCGGGCACCCCACCCGAGCCGCCGGCGGAAGCCGAGCGGTCCGAGAGCGAGCCGGCCACGACCACTCGCTCAGAAGCCAGTCCGCCGGCAGAGACCACGGGCGACAGAAGCAAGTCCAGCGAACTCCGGCGGCGAACCCTCGCCACCCGGACCAACCTCTTGGAAGGAACCCAGTAATGCCCACTCTGCAGGAACTTCGTGACCAGCGCGCCGTGGCCTACACCACGGCGCAGACCTACAACGAGCGCAGCAACACCGGCGGCGACATGACGCCCGAGGACGAGACCGCCTGGGAGCGGGCCCTCTCCGAGGTCGACATGCTCGGCGTCGCGATCCGCAACCGCGAGACCCAGGTCGAGCTCGACGCCCGCTTCGCCGCGATCGACGAGACGACCCGTGACAACGGCGGCCCCGCCGGCGGCGACGGCGGCTCGATCGACGACTACCGAGCGGCGTTCCGCAGCTGGATGCAGCGCGGCATGACCGGCCTCAACGACGAGCAGCGCTCGCTCATCGAGTCGTCCATGGTCGACCTCACCGGCACCGGCCAGCGCTCCCTCGGCACCAGCCCCGGCTCCGCCGGCGGCTACACCGTGCCCGAGACGTTCTGGGCGAAGGTCACCGAGGCGATGAAGTACTTCGGCGGCGCCACCAACGGCGCCGAGGTCATCACCACTGCCGGCGGCAACGACATGCCCTGGGCGACCAACGACGACACGGCCAACGAGGGCTACTTCGTCGGGGAGAACGTCGAGCTCACCAACGAAGCGGACCTCAGCTTCGGCCAGAAGGTCCTCAGCGCCTACATCCTGGCGTCGGGCCCGGCGCGCCTGTCGCTCGCCGTCGTCAACGACTCGGCGATCGACCTCGAGTCGCTCGTCGCCCGCAAGATGGGCGAGCGCATGGCACGCCGCGCGAACCGGGCCCACACCACGGGCACCGGCTCGTCCCAGCCGCAGGGGTACATGACGGCGCTCACCACGGGGAAGACCACCGCCTCGGCGACGGCCATCACCTACGACGAGCTCATCGACCTCATCCACTCCGTCGACGGCGCCTACCGGGCCACCGGCCGGTGCCGCTTCAAGCTCCACGACCTGGTGCTCAGCTACGTCCGGAAGATCCGTGACGACAGCGGCGGCGCCGGCGTCGGCCGCCCGATCTGGGAGCCGTCGATCCAGGCCGGTGTCCCCGATCAGCTCCTCGGCTACGGGTACGACATCAACAACGACCAGGACTCCACGGTGGCCGCCACCAAGAAGACCCTGGCGTTCGGCGACTTCCAGTCCGCCTACGTCGTGCGCAAGGTGAGCGACGGTCAGATGATGCGCCTCGCCGAGCGGTACGCCGAGTACCTCCAGGTCGGCTTCATCGCCTACGAGCGCATCGACGGCCTCGTGCAGGACGCCAACGCCGCGAAGGTGCTGCTCCAGCACGCCTGATCCCACGTGATCACCCGGTGGATCCGGGGGCGGCAGCAACGCCGCCCCCGGGGCCCACCACCTCGACCGCTCCAGCACCACCCCTCTCGAAAGGCCCCCCATGCAGAACCGCGATCTCAACAACACCATCGCGTGCATCACCAGCGTCCCGCCGCTGCTCCGCACCGCCACCATCACCCCGTCCGTCGGCGTCGACCTCGTCGGCTTCGACCGTGCAGCGGTCGTCGTCGTCGTCGGTGCTCTCACCGATGGCACGCACACCGTGTCGATCGAGGAGTCCGACTCGTCGGGTTCCGGCTTCGCCGCCGTCGCCGCAGCGCAGCTGTCGGGCACGCCCGGCGCCGTCGCTGCGAACACGGTGTACGAGTACGGCTACCTCGGCACGAAGCGGTACATCCGCGCCGTCGTCACCGTCACAGGCTCCCCGTCGACGGGCGCCAATATCGCCGCCATCGTCGTCAAGGCCGGCGCCAAGACCCTCCCGGCCTGACCCGCCCGACATATCCCACCGACACCAAGGAGGGCCCGCTGTGCGAGTCCAGATGCGAACGAAGATCGGCGGCTTCCGCGACGGGCTCGAGTGGCCCGATCGCGGCGGCTACCTCGAGGTACCCGACCACGAAGGCGAGGACCTGATCCGAGCCGGCTACGCCAAGGAGGCCGTCGATGAAGCACCCCTCGAAGACGGCGACGAAGACGCCGCCCCGAACGGCGACGGAACGCCCGCCGAGGACGGCAACGCAGTCGCCACCGAGGACGGCAACGAAGACACCGGGGCAGCATCGGTGACGGCCGACGGTGCCAACGACGAGCTCCTCGCCCATGACGCCGGCACACCGGCGACCGACGGGGCCTCGTCGACGGGCACCGTGGCGGACGCACCCGCTGCGCCGGCCAAGCGCGCCCCCGTCAAGAAGGCCGCTGCGAAGAAGGCGCCGGCCAAGAAGGCGCCCGCCAAGCGGACGGCGAGCTGATGCACCTCGAGGCGTACGAGTTCGTCGCCGCTCACGCGACCAGCAATGCCGTCGCCGTGCTCGATGTCGGCGGCCGCAACATCAACGGCACCGTTCGCGGCCTGTTCCCCGGGGCGACGTCGTACACCGTCGTCGACCTGGTCGAGGCTGACGGCGTCGACGTTGTTGGTGACATCACCGGGCTCGGGCTCGTCGACGTCGCCGACGTCGTCGTGTGCGCCGAGGTCCTCGAGCACGCCGCCAACTGGGCCGACATCGTCAGCGCGTGCGCCGCCGCCTGCCGTCCCGGTGGCACCGTGATCATCACGGCGGCCGGGCCCGGGCGGGAGCCCCACTCGGCGATCGACGGTGAGGCTCTCCGCAAGGGTGAGCACTACGCCAACATCGAGCCCGACGCCCTGTACGCGGCGCTCGTCGCGATCGTCGACGACGCCACGGTGGAGACCGCCGGTCACGACGTCCGCGCTGTGGCCAACCTGGCGAAGCCCCGGGTCCGGAAGGCGGCCGCCACCAAGAAGGCGACGGCCAAGAAGTCGGCGTGACACTCCGGTACGCGCCCGACATCGAGGTCCTGCGCGACTGGCTGAACCTCGGTGACGACTGGCGCGCCGACGACGCCACGATCGAGACCGTGCTCGCTGCGGTCGAGAGCGAGATCGACAGCCACTGCCACCGCACATTCGTCGCTCCCACCGGCACACCGACGCCCCGGATCTTCCGGGCGGCCACGGTGCCCGTCGACGGCGAGTACATCACCTACGTCGACGACGCCGCAGAGTTCGGGGAGCTCGAGACGTCGTCGGACCGCACGAACTGGACGACCGTCACCGGATGGTGGGCGGAACTCGACAACGAGCCGGTCGTCACGAAGATCGTGTCGGAGTCGCCGTTCTCGAAGTGGATCCGCTCCACCTCGGACTGGGGCTACCCCGGCGGGCCCCCCGACAAGGTGATGATGGCGCTGAACGTGCGCGGCGCCGCGCTCCTCGACCGCAAGGACTCACCCGGTGGTGTCGCCGGCGGCAACGAGTTCGGCACCGTCTACGTCTCCAGGTACGACGACCCCGACTTCGTGCGGCTCCTCGCCGACTTCGTCCGAGGCGACCGCGTCGGCATCGGCTGATGGCCACCGTCGACGAGGCGCGCAAGGCGCTGGCCAAGACAGTGAGCTCCGGGGCCGGGATCCGGTGCAACCCGTACAACCCGGCGAAGGTGTCACCACCAGGCGGGTTCATCGGCACCCACGAATCGAACCTGCTCGACACCGACGGCACCAGGTCGATCACGTTCTCGTTGTGGATCGTCGTCGAGGCGAACCACATCTCCAAGCAGCAGAAGCTCGACGACGCGCTGACTGCAGCGGTCGACGCCATCGATGAGGAACCTGGTCTCGGCCGGGCCCAGGACGACGTGTGCGCGGCGTGCTCACCGTGGGAGGACTACGGGGACGTCACGATCGCCGGCTCCACCCTGTGGGGAGCGAGGATCCCTGTGGAGATCTTGTTCTCATGAGCACGATCACGGACCCCGCCGTGCTCGCCGACAAGATCCGCCGGGCCGCCACCGCGATGGAGGCAATCCAAGCCATCACAGTGAAGGAGATCGCCCAGGCGGGCAAGGACGCGATCCAGCCGAAGATCAACACTGCGACCGGTGGGAACCGGATGCTGTCAGGCACGCAGCGCACGAAGACGAACCGCAAGGGCGTCACGAAATCCACCCGGGAGAAGACGATCTCGGTGTCGTACCGGATCCGTGACGGCGTTGCGGGGCCTACCGCTCTGTTGAGAGCGACCGGTCCGCTGCAGCTCGTCGAGAACGACGTCAAGCGCCACGTGGTCGTGTCGTCGTTCGCCCGGGCGGCTGGCTACGAGACGACGATCCTGACCGGCAAGAACGCCGGGAAGACCCGGGCCGGGCGCAACACCAGAGACGCCCGCATTGCTTCGGTGCTCACCGGCGCCGGCACATCCGGCACACGACGAGCGGTCCTCAATTTCGGCGACGGCACCTACCGGCGGTGGACCACGTCGCACTCAACAGGCCGACACCCGTGGAAGCGAGGCGTCGATGAGATGGGACCGAACGTGCTCGACATCCACGCCCGCAACCAGCGCAAGGCCCTCCTGTCGGTGTTCGACGCATGAGGGTCATGGTCGTCCACCCGGGCCATCACTTCTCCACCGCCGACGTGTACCGAGGGTGGGTGCGAGGCCTCCAGGCGAACGGTGTGAAGACGTGCGAGTGGGACACGGCGTCGAGGATCCTGTTCTACGAGAACGCCCACCTCCAGGCCGAGGACGGGGAGTTCTACAAGCCGTACGACCTCAGCGACGTTGCCCGGATCCTCGCCAACGGGATCCACGCAGCGTGCTACCAGTTCGTGCCGGACGTCGTGCTGGTCATCTCTGCCCGGTACATCCCCGACTACACCTACGACATCATCCGCCAGCGCGGCGCCCGGGTCGTCGTGCTGCACACCGAGTCGCCGTATGAGGACGATGAGCAGCAGCTCATCGCCGACCACGTCGACCTCAACCTGATCAACGACCCGACGAACCTCGAGGCGTGGCGCCAGATCGGCCCGACCGAGTACGTGCCGCACGCGTACGACCCGACGGTGCACCGACCGGCGCCGCACCGGCTCGACCTGTTGGACTTCGTGTGGATCGGCACCGCCGGCAACACGTTCCCGTCGAGGACGGCGTTCCTCGAGCAGGTCGACTGGGACGGCGTCAACGTCGGCCTCGGTGGGCTCTGGCAGGGCACCCGCGAGAGCTCGCCGCTCCTCAAGTACGTGATGCCCGGTCTTGGCGAGTCGGTCTACAACGACACCACCACGGCGCTGTACCAGCACTCAAGGATGACCGCGAACCTGTACCGCTCCGAGGCGAACAGCGCCGAGCTCGTCGGCGGGTGGGCGATGGGCCCACGCGAGCTCGAGGCGGCCGCCACCGGGTGCTTCCTCGCCCGCCACTCCCCGGCCGACCACGGCGGCGAAGGCGACCAGATCCTGCCGATGCTCCCACAGTTCACCGAACCCGGCGAGCTCGGCGAGATCATTCGCCACTACCTCGCCCGCCCCGACAGCCGAACCCGCATCGCCACCGAGGCCCGTGCGGCGATCGCGGACCGCACCTTCGAACACCACGCCGCCCAGCTGCTGCAGCGCCTCGAGCGCGCCGCGTAGGGCCCCAGAGCTTCCCGCCCACACACCAGCCTCACCGAGGAGAACCCCCACCATGGCAACCGCACAGCACGGCCGGAACGCACTGTTCTACGCCGACGTCACCCCGACCGCCGACGGCTCGCTGTCGAAGATCCCGATGCTGGTCGACTGGTCGATCGACAAGGAGACCGACGACGTCGAGACGACCCACACCGAGTCGTCCAACAAGGAATACGTGTCGGGCTTCGGCAACTTCAACGGCACCCTCAACTTCAACGACGACAAGGACACGGACTACATCGACATCCTGTCCGACGGGCTGCCCCGCAACGGCCTCCTCTACCGCAACCGCGCCGCCGGCGTCGGGAAGCGCAAGTACGACCACGGCCCCCTGATCTTCGCGATGTCCGCCGCCGGCGGCGTGTCCGCCAAGGTCGCCGGATCGCTCAAGTTCAAGGCCGCCGGCTCCGTCACCCACGGCTACGCCTGATGCCCGTCGAAATCACGCTTCCCGACAAGACGAAGGTCCGCACCGACCACCTCCCGGTCGGTGTCATCGCCGAGGCCGCCAAGAAGGCCGAGACGAACTGGGCGCACCTCACCGAGGCACCATGGCTCGGCGACGGCTTCGCCATGATCTTCCTGTACGAGGGCGCCTGCAAGCATGCCGGCCAGGCGGTGCCCGATGGCCTCACCGCCGGCCAGCTCGCCGACCTACTCGTCGCCGTCGACGGCGACGACCGGCCCACCGAGTACGTGGACGGCATGCCGGACCCTCAGCCGCCGGAGAGCCCGGAGGAGGGCTCTTCGGCGACGACCTGATCCTCTGGTTCGTCCGCTACTTCAAGTGGGACCCAGAGACGGTGCGGGCCTGCCGGCACCGTGACCTGCTGATGATCTACGAAGCCTCCGGAGGGTGGGACTGATGGCAACCATCAAGGAGGTGTTCGCCCTCCTCCTCACCGCCGACGGCAAGGCAGCCGTCGCCGAGATGGGCCGTCTCGGCGACTCCGCCGAGAAGGACCTCGGGCGGGGCGGCAAAGCGGCCGGCGACTTCAACAAGCAGATCATCGCACTTGGGGCCGGCATCGCCACCGCCGGCGCAGCAACGATCGCCGTGCTCAAGTCGACGAGCGACGCCTACGTGCAGAACGGCCGCGAGGTCATCAAGCTTCAGCGATCCACCGGTGCCACGGCCGAGGAAGCATCACGGCTCCGGTTCGCAGCCCAGCAGTCCGGCATCGGCGTCGACCAGCTCTCAGCCGCCGTCGTCCGACTCTCGAAGAGCTCGGGTACCTCGGGCGGAGCGAAGGCTCTGCAGACGCTCGGTGTGTCGCTCAAGGACGCCTACGGCCAGAGCCGTCCCGTCGTCGACGTCCTCACCGACATCGCCGAGCAGGTGTCCAAGCTCGACAACGGCGACCAGAAGAACAACCTCGTCACCACCCTGTTCGGCAAGGGTGGAGCGCAACTCCTTCCGCTCCTCAACCGAGGTGCGGAAGGCATTGGCGCGCTCGCCGACCAGGCCGACCGGCTCGGCCTCACCTTCTCCGAGCAGGACGTCGCCAACGTCAAGGAGCTCGCCAAGGCGCAGAAGGACCTCGCCGCCGCCCGTGCCGGGCTCGCGAACCAGATCGGTCGCGAGGTCACCCCGTACCTCACCCAGGCCGAGACAGCCGTAGCCGGCGTCGCAACGGCCGCTGTCGAGAAGCTTCAGAAGGTTCCCGAGGGCCTCAAGCAGGTCCTCGCCCAGATCGCGGTAGTCGGTGGTGGCGGCGCCACCATCCTCGGCGGCGTCGCTACCGGAGCCGCCGCACTCAACGAGACCGTCGGCGCTGCGGGCATTCTCAAGGCTCACTTCCGAGACGCCAACGGGAACATCTCGAACATGACGAAGGGACTCGGCGGCGCCGCCGTGGCCACCGTCGCGTGGGGCTACGCCATCGGCGAGAACAACCGGCAGTTCGAAGAATCGATCGACCTCATGACCCGGATCGGTGAGCTGCAGCAACTGCAGGCGGCGTTCGATCCGAAGAACCCGAAGAACCTGACGCTCACGTCGTTCGAGATCGCCAACACGCTCGCCGGCAAGAACGAGATCGGTCCCTCGAGCGGACTGGACAAGGTCAAGGACTACGTCGGTCTCTACTCCGATGACGACGAGACCGACAACCGGATCGCCGCGACGACAGCGCTTCTCGACAAGCTCAAGATCTCGCTCGTAGCGCTCGACGCCACGTCCGGTCGAAAGCTGCTCGACGAGGTGTCGCTCGCCATGAAGGACATCGGCGTCGCCGGTCCCGAGATCGAACAGACCCTGCGGCCCTTGTACGACCTCATCGGCAACCAGGAGGCCGTCGCTCGCGGCGAAGACGCCATGAACGGGTACGCCGGCGGGATCGAGAACGTCGGCGACTCGGCCGAGCGCGCCAAGGCGAAGCTCGCCGGCTTCGGTACCAGCCTCGACCAGATGCTCGACCTCGCTGACGCCAACGACCGGCTCGCCGCAGCGCAGAAGAAGCAGGCCGAGACCCTCACGTCGAACAGCCCGGCGGTGATCTCCGCCTACGACCAGCTCACGAAGGCGCAGCAGCGGCTCCAGGACGTCATGAAGGCGGACGACGGGCTGTCGCAAATCTCGCCGGAGGAAGAGATCCGCCGGGCTCGAGCTCGGCTCGCGGACGCCAACGCCCGACTCGCCGCCTCACCTCGAGATGCCGGAGCGATCACCGACAAGGATGAGGCGCTCGCCGACATCGAGCGCGCGTCGAAGCGCCGCCAGGAGCTCAAGCGCACAGCCGAGGAGCGAGCTGCTGCGACCTCGTCGGCGCAGTCTGATCTCGCATCGGCACAGAAGGCGTACGACGATGCGGTCGCGAACACCGGCGTCGGAAGCGAGGCGTACGCAGCTGCTGGCCGTGAGATCGTGCGAGCCCAGCAGGACATCGAGGCTGGCACGAAGGCCCTCGTCGACCAGATGATCGCCGGCAACGTCCCGATCGATCAGATTCGGGCGAAGCTCAAGGAGTGGGAGGACCAGGGGATCCTCACGCACGACGCGGTGAAGAACCTCAACGATCAGCTCAACGAGCAGATCCGGCTCGCTCTCATCCTCGCAGCGCTGAACCAGAGCGAGTTCGTCGTCGACGGCATCGACAAGGAACACCTCGCCGGCCGCCCGTTGACCGGAACCGGCACCGGAGGCACGTCGACCAAGCCGGTGATCCCGGGAACGGTCGACAACCCCGGGTTCACCCCGGGCCAGATCTGGGGCCCCGGCGGTGCGCCCGGGTACCAGGGCATGCCGTTCGTCAGCGGCACGCGGGCGTCGGGCGGATCGGCGCTCGCCGGCAACCTCTACCGAGTCAACGAGTACGGGCGCGGACGCACCGAGTACTTCCAGCCTGGGATCGACGGGAAGGTGCTCCCCGTGCCGCTCGGCGAGCAGCCTCAGCGCGCTCCCATGGTGATGCGGCCGCCAGGCCCGGCGATCGCCGCGGGCGCCACACAGGCGACGTCGGCCGCCCCGACTGAGCATCACGAGCACCTCCACCTCCACGAGGTCCTCACCCCCGCAGCGGCGATCGACGTCTCTGTGCGTGAACGTCGGTCGAAGGCGTACCTGATGGGCACCGGCTCGACGTCGCCGAGGTCAGGATGAGCCGCTTCGATCACGCCGGTCTGACGCTGCAGGGCGAGCTCGGGTCCGGGTCGAACCTGTTCCCGATCATGAACCCGATGCTCCATTGGACGAACCTCGGCGACCTGTTCGACGGGCCTGACACCAGGATCATCACGAAGGTCATCCCGCACGTCGAGGGAGAGAAGCCGCTCGGAGCGCGGATCGGCAAATCGGTGCGGGTGCTCGAGGGGCTCGTCGACGGCAGCGTCGACATCCACAACGACCCGTACGCCAACGCCGTCGACGGGCTCAGTTCGAACATCAACTACATCAACTACTACGGCGGATCGGCCTGGTCGCCGGCGGCTGACCGAACCCGCACGTTCCGATTCACGAAGACGTCGGGCACGAAGTACGGGCCGGTCCTCGCAACCTTCAAGACCGGAAAGACGGTCGGCCCCGGCCTGAAGCTCGCGACGCTCGAGCTGCAGCTGACCGAGGGTGGGCTCTGGCACTGATGGCGTTCGCTCCGATCTTCCCGACGCCACCGAAGCCGCACGCGCCGAACCCCCGGCTCACGGTGCACGTCGAGGGCTCGGAGATCTCCGAGCGGTTCGGGGTGCAGTGGCAGGACGTCCTGTCTCAGATCGGGACCGGCGAGTTCCAGTTGCTCAACAGTCACACGGCGATCGCGACGATCGAAGAGGACCAGCTCGTCATCTTCAAGCTCGACGGGACCGAGTTCCTCGCGTGGGTGATCGACGCTGTCACCAAGACGACGTTGGCAGAGGGCGAGGAGGGCGACGAGGTCACCGTGTTCGCCGGCAAGACGACGCTCAGCGAGCTCACCCGTGGCGTGACACTCCCGGCGAGCGGCGTCCGGTTCGTCGACACCCCGATCTTCACCGGGTACGTCACCACGAAGCCGTACAGCCCCGAGCGGTTCTTCGGTCCGATGGAGCCGAGCTACGACGACTCGAGCTGGGACGCAGCGGTCGAGGTCGCCGCTCCCGTCGGATCGTTGGCGCCGGCGAACTGGCCCGATCCCGACGCCTTCTGGATCGGCACCGACGATGATGTGCTCCACCACCGGGAGACGTTCACGACCTCGGGGGTGTTCACGGTCAAGATCTTCTTCGCCGCCGCCAACGCCGTGCACCTGTTCGTCGACGGCGTCCTCGTCTCCAAGGTCGACGACACGATCGACGGCGACGCAGCCTCGAAGACCCGCTCGGTAAAGGTCGAGGTCACCGACGGCACCCACACGATCTACGCCCGCGTCGCACGAGGCGCGAAGCCCGACTCGCTGCTCATCCTCTCCGTGTTCGAGGTCGGCACCGACAACGTCCTGTGCCGCACCACGAGCTCCTGGAAGAGCTCGCCGACCGTGGAGAAGGTCACTGTCGGGTCCGTGGCCATCCAGGCGTTCACCGAGGCCCAGGGCCGCGACACCGTCACCGAGTGGGACTGGGACTTCACCGAGCTCGTCGACACCGCCGGGCGACCGTGGCCCGACATGGGCGACTGGTACAACGCACCGGTCAAGGACAAGCTCCTCGACCTCCTCAACCAGCTCGTCGAGGGCTGGGCCGAAATGGCGGCGCTCGCAGCGAACGGCGGCCGCACCCTGTCGATGTGGGTCGCCGAAGGGGTCCTCGACGGCAACGGCGACGTCGCCCCCGGCCGGCCCCTCGACCTCGAGTTCGAGATCGAGGTCGGCGTCAACGCCACGAAACTCGTTCACGGCAAGCAGGCGGTATCGGGCAACGTCGGAGCGATCGAGTTCAACGACGGGCTCATCATGGCGCAGCTCGACGACAGCGTCACCGCTCACGGCCGCCGCGAGGTCGGCCTGGCGCTCGGCAGCCTCGACGGGCCTATGGCCCTGTACGTCGCCGAGGCGCAGCTGCGGCCGACGTCGACGCCGGAGCTCACGATCGTCGCCGAGTTCGAACCGGTCGCCGGATCCGAGTCACAACAGCTCTCGATCGTCACCGGCCTCGGCGGGACACTCACCGCGCCGAACTGGACCGGCACCCCGACGTCGTACCGGGTCAAGGCCCACTCCGGTGGCGAGGACGACGACGGCAACCTGATCATCCGCCCCGAGCTCAACACCGCGACCGATGTCCTCGACAAGCGGTACCAGCAGTTCATGGCCCGCACCAACAACGGCACCAACAACGGGCGGTCCCTGTCCGCCACCGTGACGTCCAAGCAGGTCACCGGTGCCCAGGTCGTGACCCCGCTCGGAGGCCTCGACTTCTCCACCGGCGGCGCCTACTCCATCGTCGGCGACCGCGGCTCAGCACGCCGCCCGTCAGAACCGGCGCTCGTCGTCCGCTTCGACGCCGTCGACGACACCGCCGGCGCCTCCGGCGACACCACGTACCAGGTCGAGGTCGACGCCAGCCCCATCGGCACCGTCACCCTGCCCGACACCGTCGACGAAGGCACCACCACCCTCGCCGCGCCCGTCTACGTCGACCAGGAGAACCTCCTGAACATCGAAGCCACCGCCGCCGGCGGCCACGTCGGCGTGTCCGTCAAGGTCATCGCCGTCCCCATCGGATGAGGAGCACACCATGAGCACACGCCTCGGAGACGAGCGCATCATCTGGTCGAGCAAGCAGGGCGATGGTGTCAAGCGCTCCTGGACCCGCACCACCGGCTCGCGCGCGTACGACCGCGAGAGCCTCCTCGTGCAGATGCGCAACACGAAAACCAACGCCCTCATCGCCACCAGCGCCGACAGCCCGGCCGAAGGCGTGCTGTCGATCGACCTCGAGCTCTGCGACTTCACCGGGCCCGACGAGATCACGTTCGGGTTCGAGATCCCACCGATCGGCGCCCCGTACTCCCCGGACTACGTGATCGAAGCTCAGTGCGAGGTCGATGACGTTCTGACCACGTTCTTCTCACACGCGTGGGAGATCCGCCGGCAGTACACGGTGCCGACATGACCGACGTCTGGGAGGGCACCGTCGTCCGAGAGGACTGGGCCGCGACGGTCGAGCGCGAGGTGTGGTCGTCGAACGACTACCCGGGCACCACCTTCGTCACCACCGTCGTCGACCCAGACCAGTCGTCCGGCAGCAGCGGCCTCCCGACCCCGATCGGCGACGACGGCCAGGCACTCATGGTGCGCTCCGGGACGGCAGCGTGGGACACCATCGAGATCGACGACGTCGACGGGTTGAGGGCCATCCTCGACGCCGCCGGCGCCACCGGGTTCCTGCGTGTCGCCTACCTGGTCGACAAGCCCGTGAACGCCGCCGGGGTGTTCCTGCCGATGTCGCTCCCTGCATGCCTGCCCGTGGTCCTCAACGCGCAAGTGACTGGTGCGCAGGACGGCATCTACCTGTCCAACGGCGCAGGTGGCGTCACGGGCAGCCCCACACCGGTCAAGACGCTCGACAACGCGATGGCCCGCCTCGTCGTCATGGCGCAGGTCGCTCTCACCGACGTCTACAACTCGGCGGCCGGAGCGATCTACGACCCGAACTCACGACCGGGGAACCAGAACCTCGTCGACGTCCGCATGGTGACCGCCGGGCCCGGCCCGGGCGGCCTCGTTGTGTCGCTGTCGCCACAGGGCCTCCCGGGCCAGGCGCTGCTCGACCTGTCGGGCAAGGCGTACACGCCGATGATGAACGACTTCGGCGGCGTCAACACGAACCTGCAGCTGACGGTCAATCACCAGATCGTGTCGTGCAACCCGTCAGGCCCGATCACCATCACTCTGGCGCCACACGCCACGAAGCCCCGTCCGGTGTTCATCTCCGTCGACCCGTCGGCGGCAGGCTCGGTGACGCTGGTCGAGTACCCCGGCGAGCTCGACTTCTCGCGCACGCTCCAGCCGGGCGACCGGGTGCTGATCCTGCCCGACCAGGCGGCGTGGACCGTGTGGCCGTTCCCGAACTGGGACGGGCTCACCCCGGCGCTGAGGGTGTCATTCGACCCGGGGGCGACGGGCCTCCCGACGAACGTGCAGCAGGCGATGATCGCGATCTACGCGTCGATCCCGTTTACCGGCGACTTCATCACCACAGACGACGCCACGGACCTGATCGACGCCCAGGGCGTCGCGCTCACCATCGTCGACGAGGGCCTGCAGGCGCAGATCGACACCACGATCAAGGTCGGCACCGGCGCCGGAGGCGCGCTGTCCGGCACCTACCCGTCCCCGGGCCTGAACGTCGAAGCTGTGCAGGACCTGGTCGCCGGGTTCCTCGCCGCCGGCCAGGGTGTCGAGATCACCTACGACGACAGCGGCGGGATCCTCACGATTGCCGTCACTGCTCTCGCGATCACCTCGAGCACCGTCGTCGCATCCGAGGCGGCGATGCTCGCTCTCACCGCCCAAGAGGGCGACGTCGCTATCCGCAGCGACACGAACACCAACTGGATCCTCGGGCCCGGCCCGTCGGCGACCTTGAGCTCGTGGCGCCAGCTCCTCACCCCGACCGACGCCGTGCTCTCGGTGGCAGGCAAGACCGGGGTCGTAACCCTCGCAAAGGCCGACGTCGGGCTCGGCAGCGTCGACAACACGCCCGACGCCGGCAAGCCGGTGAGCACCGCCACCCAGACAGCGCTCGACCTGAAGGTCTCGAGCAGCCTCTACGACGCCAACACGATCCTGGCGGCTACATCGGACAACACACCCGTCGCCCTCACGATCCCCGAGCAGACGCTGGTGGGTCGCAAGACCGGTGGCAACATCGTCGCACTGACCGCCGCCGAAGTGCTGACGCTCCTCGGCGTGTCCCCTTCCCCGTGGTCTGTGGTCGGTGAGTCCACGCTCAGCGTCGATTCGCTCTCGGTCAACATCCCGATCTCGGGAACCTGCGACTTCCTCGACTTCCATTGGATCGCCCAGTCCGACTACACGAGCGGCGCGAACAACAACGTGACGTGTCAGTTCAACTCCGACACGGCGAGCAACTACCTCAACGCCTCGTCGGCCTCGTCGTCGTTCACGCTGTGCGCGATCGCGTCGTCGCAGACCAACACGAACCGGCGCGGGCACGGGCAATGCCGCATCTCCAACCAGGCCGCCTACCACAACCTCGACAGCCGGTACTGGTACCAGAACAGCAACGCCGCGACGACGTCGGGCGGCAACCTCGGTGGCGCCTGGCAGTCGACGTCGCGGATCACGTCGATTCAGTTGGCGCTGGGCGGGTCGATCAAGTTCGTAGCCGGTTCGCACTTCGTGGTGTTCGGGAGGACGTGATGGAACGCACCGATGAGAACGGCACGTGGCTCGTCCAAGACGACGGGTCGGAGCTGCTGATCGAGCCGTCGCAGCAGTGGATCGACGCCCACCCTCCGGTCGAGATGCCCTCTGACCCGTTGCGCTCCGCCGTCGTCGAGCGCATGACGGACCCGGCGGTCAACTCGATCGCCAAGATCAAAGCAGCGCTCGTGACGGTGTTCACCGAGTGACCGACTTCATCTACACCGGAGCGCCCGAGTACTACACGGTCCCCGCTGGCGCGCGGTTCCTCGTCTTCGGCCTCGAGGGGGCGTCCGGCGGCGACGAGTTCCACGCCACAGCGAATTGGGCGAACGGCGGTCACGGCGCGCGACTCGTCACGACGATCGACCTCGCCGCCAACGGTGTGTCTGCGGGCGATGTCCTGGAGGTCCGAGTTGGCGGCGAGGGCCAGACAGGCAGCGCGACCGCTGCTGGTGCTGGCGGCTGGAACGGTGGCGCTGCGGGCGGGTTCGTGTGGAACGGCCTGTCTGGTACCGCTGGCCCCGGTGGTGGCGGTGGTGCGACCGATGTGCGCAAGGCCCCATACACGCTCGCTGACCGGCTGTGTGTGGCCGGTGGCGGTGCTGGTGCGGGCGGCAACAATGGCACCCTGTCGACCGACGGCAACGGCGGTGACGCCGGCCTCGGCGGCGAGCGCGGTGCTGGCACGGGCGGTTTGCCCGGGGCGAAAGGAACGTCGTCCGCTGGCGGTGCTGGCGGTTCCGGTGGCAGCGATTCCGGTTCGGCAGGCTCGCTCGGCGTCGGTGGTGCTGGTGGTGCGACCGGTATCCGTGGCGGCGGTGGTGGCGGTGGCGGCTACTACGGCGGTGGTGGTGGTGCGGGCACGACTACCCCCGGCACAGGTGGCGGTGGCGGGGGCGGCGGGTCGACCCACACGGTGGGCGCGCTCGATTCGGTTGCTGCGCTCGGCACCTACGGCGACGGGTTCGCCTCGATCACGCCGATCACTTCGACGCTCTGGGCCGGAGTGTCCGTCGTCGGCGTCGGCGCACGAATCACTTGACCCTTCCAGATCCTCAACCACGGAGGTCCTACATGGCCACCCCAGGACGGCCGTCACCCGGACAGGTGGCGGGCGGCGCACTCGCCGCGCTCTTGCTCCTCATCGGCGGCGTCATCGCTGCGAACCAGCCGCCATCGACGAGCAGCTCGAGCACAACGACGACCAGGTCGACGTCGACGTCGACGAGCAGCTCGAGCACAACGACGACCAGGTCGACGTCGACGTCGACGAGTTCCTCGAGCACGACGTCGACCACGGCAGTCGCTCCAACGGCGGGAGTGCGGCCGCTGTTCTCGCCGGCGGCGTCGATCAACCAGCCCGTCGCGACGTTCGGCGCATCGAAGGACCTGCAGGAGTACTCCACTCGGCTCTGGAACTACGGCGGCGGCGCCGCACCGAAGGGCCGCATCAACGTCGGGTTCGGCGACTACTCCGTCCCGTTCTACGACGCCAAGGACGCGACGACGATCGCTCGCGGCTACCAGGCGACGTGGGCTCAGAACCTCATGTCGTTCGGCACGCTCCCGATCGGCGGTGCGATCCCGTGGAACCCGACGTGGAAAGGCGGCACCGGGAACGACGGCTACCTCATCATCGTCGACCGGGTGACCGACCAGGTGTGGGAGCTCGGCGGCGTCGGTGGGCCCGCTGCGAACTGTGCGTTCAACCTCGCGAACGCCTCCGCAGGGTTCGACCCTGGCGCATCCCGACACCTGTGTCTGTCGAGGGTGCAGAAGTACTCCGGGCTCTACACCGCCGACCCGTCGATCGTCGACGGCCGCGGTATGGGCGGAGCGAAGGCGGCGCTCCTCGCCCTCGCCGACGAGGTCGCAGCCGGGATCATCCCTCACGCGCTGCAGCTGACGATCGTGCCGACGATGTTCGGGCCACCCTGTCGCCCGGTCAACAACGCCAGCGCAGTCGGCGCCGGATCATCGTGCGGGTTCTACGTGCCGCCAGCGACGAAGCTCGAGCGCAACAATCCCGACATCGGGTGCCCGGTCAAGCAGGCCGTCACCATCGAGGAGCGCCGCAAGACCATCCCCGAGGGCCTGCGCTTCGCGCTGGCGGTCACCGACGCCGACATCGAGCAGTGGCTCGACTCGAGGGCGTACACCGGGCCGCTGCGATCGACGGCGCGAGTGTTCGCAGTGGCGCTCCGGGACTACGGGTTCATCGTTTCCGAGACCGGATGCTTCGGCATGCTCATCGGCACCGACTCCGCCACCGTCGGGCCCTCCGCACCGAAGTGGCGCGCGCTCGGTATCACCGGGGCAGCACCGAACCCGAACATCGACCTCCTCGCCGGCCTCATCACTCCGGAGCGCATCGTCGTGGTGGAGCCGCCCTCGTGAGCGCTCAGCAGGCCGCTCATGCCGCTGTCGACTACCGGGCGGAGATCATCACAGCGGTGTGCGCCGGCGTCGCCGTCATCCTCGGAGCGATCGGAACGATCTACCTGAAGCGGTTCGGGATCAAGGCCGAGGAAGCCCGCGCCGAGGCAGTGCGCGCAGCGGAGAACATCGGCACGAAGAACGGGCGCGGCGACGTCGTCACGATGCTCGAGGACCTCCAGGACGCCGTCAGCGCGCTGCGCACACAGACGAACACCGTCGACGGCCGGCTCCTCGCACACGAGCAAGCCGTCGGGCGCCGCCTCGACGGGATCCACGACGCCATGAAACGCGACCGGAACCAGATCGCCGACGTCGCTGGCCGGGTCACCCGGCTCGAAGGAGGCCCGACATGATCACTCGCCGACCCGCCGGCGAATCCACCGAGCTGTCCAACGAGCGGCGCGTCGTCAACTGGCTCGGCACGATCGCCGTCGCAGCCCTCGTCGGCGTCGTGTACCTCGCAGCGACCGCGTCCAAGACCGGCATCGGGATCGACACAGCGGTGATCGTCGCTCTCATCGGCGTCATCGCCCAGTGCGCGAGTTCGATCGGCACGCGCCGGACCCGCACTAACACCCCGACGAGCGACACCCCCGCCCCACGACCGAGCCCGTGGACCGCTCAACCCCCGACCTACGACCCGGCGTCGGCGGCGATCGCCGCCGACCTCCACGAAGGAGCATGACCATGGCCACCGAGCAAGACGTGATCGACAAGGCGAACGCCGAGGTCGGCTACACCGAGTCCCCTCGAGGATCGAACCGCACCAAGTACGGCCGAGAGGCCCGTGCTGACGGGCTGCCCTGGTGCGCCATCTTCATCTGGTGGATCTTCATGCTGTTCGGCATCGACCTCCGGAAGTACTCCGACAACCCGTGGTACACCCCGAACCTCTTCGCTGACCTCAAGGCGCTCGGCTGGGCGGTGAAGCTCACCGAGCTCCGCATGGCGGACATCGTCTTCTACGACTTCCCCGACCGGGTGCGCCGGATCCAACACGTCGAGATCTTCTGGCGATGGGTCGACAAGGTCCGTGGGTTCTTCAAGGCGATCGGTGGGAACACCGGCATTGGCAACGACAGCAACGGCGGCAAGGTCATGGTGCGCGACCGAACCACCACCACGGTGGCCGGTGCGATCCGAATCCCGTTCCTCAACAGGTCGGCGATCGCCGCTGCGAACAACACGCTCGCCGAGCTGCAGAAGGTCATCTTCTACGCCAAGACGTTCCACCTCGGCGGGCCCGGCGACACCAACCCGGCCGAGGCCGTGAAGATCCTGCAGGTCGGACTCAACCGGTGGGCCGACCAGTTCGCTGCCATGGCCCACCAACCGAACCCACCCGACATCCCCGTCGACGGAATGTGGAACCAGACGACGTGGGACGCCGTGACCGCCGTGCAGCAGCTCACCGGCCGCAACGACGGCGGCAACCCCGGCACCGTCGGACCGAACACCTGGGCGACGCTCTACCCCTGACGTCGTCGACGAGATCTCCCGGCTTCGGCCGGAAGGGCAACACAACCCCCGCCAGGCAGTCGTTGGGAAGCGGAGCCGGGCGGGGGTTGTTGCGCGTCCGGGCAACAACGGTCCTCAAACGGTCCTCAAACTCGGCGGAACGGCCCGGTCCCATACGGGCACACATGGTCCTCTGCCCGCCGAATATCGCCCGATCGCCCGTGATTCTGGGGCTGAATCTGTTCTCCGCCTACAGAACGACTCACCAGCACCCGGCAGCAATACTGCGGTTCTCAGCCGATCGAGCGAGGCTTAGTCCTCAAACGGTCCTCAACGGTGCCGAACACGCCGTCGATCACGAGGCGTGTCTCGTCGTCCTCGGCTGGCCACAAATGGGCGTAGGTGTCGAGCGTCTCGCTCGCCTTCGCGTGGCCGAGGCGGGCCTGCACGACCTTCACCGACGCCCCACCACGGATCAGGACCGACGCGTAGAAGTGGCGGAAGTCGTGCCACGTGGTGCCCTCCGGAGCGCCCACGGCGAGCACCGCCTTGTTCAGCGCATCCTGCACCAGACCACGACGCCATGGTGCGCCGGTCGCCGAGTGGAAGATCAGGCCGCTGTCGCCGAGCTCGTACTGCTCGATGTGTCGGGCGAGCTCGATCGACAGTCGCTCCGGCATCGGGATCACACGCCTCGAGGCCTTCGTCTTCGGCCGCTTGAACTCCCACCCTCGATGGGGTGGCCACCACACCTGCTGGTCGACGACGATCTCACGGCCGACGAAGTCGACCCGGTCGACAGTGAGCCCGGTGACCTCGGAGATCCGCAGCCCGCTCATCGCGGACGTGAGCACCGCCACGCCGAGTTCGTCGCGGATGTGCTCGGCGATCGCCAACACCACCGGCGGCTCGAGCGGAACGATCCGCTCCTCGTCGACGACCGGGAGGCTCAGGTTCACGACCGGCGACTCGATGATCATCTTGTCGATGACCGCCGCCGACATGATCGTCGAGAACAGGTGCGCAATGCCGGCGACGTAGCTCGGCGCCAACGCCTTCCGCTTCGGCTCGTCCTGGTCGACCGACAGGCCCTTCACCCACGCCTGCACCTCCGACGGGCGGATCGAACCGAGCGGCCGATGCGACCACACCGCCATGTGCAGCCGGATCATCGTCTCCGTCCGGATCGCCGTCGACTCCTGGTGCACCTGGGCCTTGCGCCACGCCTCGGCGAACACCCCGAACGTCACCTTCCCGCGAGCTGGGTCGAGGTACGTGCCGCGCAACATGTCGGCCTGCACCGTGATCAGGTGCTGCTCGGCCTCGAGCTCCGAGTCGAAGTGCTTCGCCCGCTGGGTTCCGTCGAGCTCGCGCCACCGGGCCCGGTACTTCCCACTCGGACGACGATCAACGGAAGCGGAGGCCATCGCCCGATCGTACGCCTGCGGTCAACATCTCGAGTCGCCGTACTCGGTCACTCGGTTGAAGGCGTCGACGTCGGCTCGGTTCGCGATGCGATCGGCCATGTCGCTGTCCATGTCGACGCCCTCGAGGTCATCGATGAGGGTGTTCATCTCGTCGACTGCCTCCTCGACATCGTCGACCATGGTGGTCGGCCAGCGCACATCCCGGACCATGGAGTCGACGAGCCTCGAGACGTCGGCCGTCGACTCGATCTCGATGTCGTTGTTCTCGCTGTTGAACAGCCGCCAGTCGTCGCAGAACTCGGCGATGGATCCCGTCCTGATGTCGGGCTTCTTCGCGAGGTAGTACGCCCCCGCTCCCCCGACGATCACCAGGACGGCGACGAGAGTTACGGCGACCGTCGCCCGAGAGGGAAGCCGGTTCGGATCCGGCATCGGAGTGTGCGCCGGCGCGCCTGGCGCGGGTAGATCGACTGGCGGCGGCCCCGTTGGCGCCGCAGCGACCGGCGGGTACCACCGACCGTCAGCTGCAAGCCACCAGTCTGCGGCTTGGGGCGAGTCGCTCATCGTTCCTCCGGGCAAATGACAACGGTGTGACTATCAGTGGTCGATCGTAGTGTCGGAGGTCCAGCCGGTCGCCGTTGGCGACCAGGCCGGCGGCGCCACAACTGGGGAGAGACCATGCAATCGTCCAGCTTCGACGCGCCCTCGAACATCATCGGCGAGGTCATCGTTCGCCAGGTCGTGGGCGACCTGCGTGCTCTGCGAGCTGAGCTCGCAGGTCTTCGATCTCAGCTCGCAGAGCTTCCTTCTCCGCCACGAGATCAGCGAGCAGCGTCACCGGAACCTGCGTCATCTCCGGATATCCGATTGGCGTGATGCGCCGGTAGGGGTGTTCTTCCTTCTGTGCCTCCTCCACGGCGGCAAGCGCTGCATCGATCTTCGCCAAGCTCGCTTTCGAGATCGGCGGTGCGCCCGGACGCTCCAGCTTCTGCACCGTCGACAACGACACTCCTGCCAGCTCTGCGAGGCGGCTTTGGCTGACGCCGACCATCTCTCGGACCTCCCGAGGTGTCATCGGGCGGACCTCCCCGGTCCCTGCATGCTCGATCAGTCTCTCCATGAGTACATCGTTGCCCAGTTCGTCGACGACCATTGGTTGCAATCTTGCCCGATTGGTTGAGCGACAACGACGTAACTCGCCCTACATCGTTGTAGTTTCCCCGAGTTAAGCCTCAACCAATGCTTGGTCAAGTCTTGCCTAAGCATCAACCAATGGTTATTGTCCTCGTCATGAAGGAGCGAGGGCGCATCGTCAACGGTCAGGTGTTGCGACTTTGTCGTGAACGACTGCTCGGCGAAACGATCGAGGGCAAGCCCTCGATCGTGAAGGCTGCCAAGCTCATCGGCGTCACGCCTCAGCTCTGGTCCCTGTGGGAGCTCGGAGGCCGAGGAATCTCCGAGGACAATCTGTCGCTGCTCGTCGACCTGTTCCGCCTGCCGGGGCCCCAGGTGCTGCTTGCGTCGACCGCCCAAGACGCCGAGACGGAAGCCGAGCGGCAGCGCACTCGACGAAACGAAGTCCAGGCCGAACGCACTCGTCGAAAGAATGTCGCGTGACCGGCATCCTTCTCGGCCGTGAAGCCGCAGCGGAGGCGCTGGATGTTGGGGCGTCGAGCTTCGACAAGCTGCGCGACCTTCCCGGCTTCCCGAAGCCGACGTGGCTCGACAGCCGGCCTCGCTGGCTCGCCGCCGACCTCATGACTTGGGCCTCGTCGCTCCCTACGTCGGTCGAGAAGCCCGAGCCGGGAGCGAAGCCCGTTCGCCATCGTCGTTCGAAGCACGACCCCCCTCGACTGGAGAGCGTCAAGGCCACGGGCTGACGCACTCCGGATCCGATCTTCCCAACGAGCACGGCCCGTCGAGGGCCCTGTTCAAACGCGCCTGAGGAGGCACCTATGAGCAAGTCCAACACGAAGAAGGCGAAGCGCACCACGACGACCGCCGCGCTGCCGGAGCGCGATCTGGTGACGGGTCAGCTGAGCCCGGTGCTCGAACTGGTCCGTCATGGGTCGGTCGGCGAGCTCGACGATCTGGAGCTCGAGATCCTCCGCGACGAGCAGGCGGCGTTCCCGGTCCTGCCCGACGTCGTGCGGACGTCGTCGATGTCGGACTGGGTCGCACGCGCCGGGCGGGCGTCGTGACCGCTACGACCCTCATCGCACCGACTGCGCTCGACGTCGCGGAGTACTCCACGAAGGAGCTCGCCGCCCTTCTCGGCGTGCCGCACGAGCAGCTCGCGACGAGCGTCGTGGGCCGTTCCCACTGGGGCACGCTCCTCCCGCCGGCGACGTCGGCCGAGCGACCGCGACGCTGGCGCCCGATCGACACCGTCGTCATCGCGTGCCTCACCGACCTCCGTGACACCGTCGGCGCTCTCCCGATGGAGCTGCGCCGCGAGCTCGTCGACGCCCTCTACCTGACCGAGTGGGGCACACCGGTCGTGATCGTCCAGGACGAACGGCGCCTCGTCGTCGGGTACGCACCGGACTGGTCGATCGTCGATCGCCTCGAGGCAGCCCGGTGAGCGCCCCCCTCCGCGAGGCGGACATCCTGATCCGCCCCCAGGAGAACGGCGCCGTGATCGGGATCGAGGTCCGGCGTCGTGGGACGGCGTCGCCGATGCACGACACACCGGTGTGCATGTGGGAGCTCCGACCCCGCGACCCCGCAGCGACGGACCCCGACGACGAGTGGGTCGGCCGCGTCGTGATTGGTCGTCACCCTGTCGACCCGATCGCCGGCACGCAGGCGCAACTGCTGATCCGCCTCGCTACGGGGAGGGCGGCATGACGTTGCTCTCGAACGTGTCGCTCACCGTGTCGGTCGACCCTGTCGGCACGACCGACACCGTGTTCCGCTACGAGCGGAACCTCCAGACGACGTGGCACATCACCAAGGTCGACGGCGGTTGGCGCGCCGTGCAGAAGCACGAGCTCCACACCCGTGAAGGCATGACGTTCGACGGAGCGACCGTCGGCGAGCTGCTCGGTCGCCTGTGCGGATCGATCTACGAGTGCGGCGACGAGGAGCCGCCCCCGGGTGACCGCCCCCGCCCGTCTGATCGGAGGTCGCACCCATGGCGTCCCTGACCCCGCTCGAGTGGACCATCCGCTTCACCGCCCTCGTGTTCCTGCTCAGCGCCAGCGCCGGCGGGATCCTCATCGCCGCCCGCCGTCGCCCGTTGCTGAACACCGCGCTCGAGGTCCTTGCCGGCCTCGGCCTTCCCGATGACGAGGAGCCCACACCGTGAAGATCGCACTCGCACTCTCCGCAGCTGTGTGCATCGGTGTCGCTGCCGGCGCCTACCTGTTCCGCATGGACCGCCGGCGCACGTCGCCGGGACAGGAACGTCTTCACGACGGCGCCCACCAACGAGCGTCACAGATCGCCGACCTCGAGGACATGTACCAGGCACCTTCGCTCGCGCCCTACGCCCAACGAGTCGTCACCGAAGCCGACGCGGTTCGCCTCCACCGCCAGGCCCTCGACCGCCTCGACGACTTCGGCAACTTCGGCCACCCACCGTCAGGGGTGCCAGCGCCGGAACCGCCGGCGGCTGTCTACGACTGGGCCCGGGCCGAGCGCGACGTCACCGGCGTCGACCTCGACGACGACACGGCCCCGAGGTCCCCGGCGATCGACGACGACATCGCACGCCGGGCCCGCACCGCGCTCGACAACGCACCGCTTCCCCCCAAAAGAGACGAGGACCAGTGACCCTCCGCGCAACCATCCACAACCTCAACGACGTCAATGCCAGCGAGCTCCTCCTCGGCACCGTCGTGAAGCTCCTCGGCGAGACGGAGGGGTACGACCGGATCCGACTGAGCGAACCCGACTCGACCCCGCCCGGTGGCGTCGAGATCTCCGTCATCCCGCTCCACGTGAAGGGGTCGCTTGCTCGCGTCGCCAGCGACGAAGCCGACTCGCTCCTCGAGGCCGACCGAAAGCGAACAGAGGAGTCGATCCTTGACTACCTCGCTACCCACACGCTCGTCGGCGCACCGTTCGGCGACATCGCCAACGCCATCACCGACATCTACGGCTTCAACCGGATCCGGTTCATTCCCGACATCCTCGACGACCTGCTGAGCCGAGGTCGGGTCTACCTCATCGATAACCAGGCTGACAGCGACGACACCTGGCACCTGGTCGACCAGACACCGGCCGAAGTGACGATCGATGTCGAGCGTCCGACCGGCGGCCCGGTCACCGGCGAGGTGGTCGGCGACACGGTCGAGGGCGGCGAGTACTTCCGGCCGAGCGACTGCCTCCCGGGTCTGGAGTCTGCGCTCGAGGAGTTCGAGCGTCACACGAACGGCGTCAGCGCCGACCCCGAGCCGGGTCCCTCCTCACCGGCACCGGGCTCGCCTGACGTCCCGGACGAGGCCGACGAGGCCTCGTCCGCAGCGGATGGGTCGGAGGCGCCCACACCCCCGGCCGCCTCCGACCCTTCGCCCACGATCCCCCCACCAGCGGCACACGTTGCCGACGGCCCGACGACCCCGGATGTGGAACCGGCCGAGGTCGAGGAAAACGCCGGCGACGCCCCTGCCCCCGATGGGCCGGTACCGGGAGATGACAGCGGTGTGCACGCTGCTCCCGGTACCGGCGGCGACGTCGTCCCGACCGAACTCTCCCTCGTCGACCTGGTCGTCGCTTACCTGCGCGAGCAGCCCGCCCGGCAGTCGGCGATCGGGCTGCACCTCGACCGGCTCAACGTCGAGTGGAACACCCCGGTCCTCGTCGCCGCTCTCGACGAGCTCCGCAACGCAGGCCGCGCCACGTTCAACGGTGAAGCGTGGGCGCTCGTCGACGACGAGTCCGGGTTCGCGTGCCGTGAGTGCGGGTGCACCGACGACCATGCGTGCGAGGGCGGCTGCAGCTGGGTCGCGGCCGAGCTGAACAACCCTGCCGGCCCGCTGTGCACAGCGTGCGGCACGCCCTCACCTCTGGCTCAGGAGGTGACCGACGAGATCGACGAGGCATTCGCCGAGGAGCCGTCGACGGTGCGGAAGTTCATGACGGATGAAGAGCTCCTCGATCACCTCGAGCGGCTGCAGCCCATCGGATGCACCGACCTCCACGCAGCGATCGGCTACCCAGCGTCGCGCTCCGCTCTCGGGCTGCGGCTCTCGAAGTTCGCGAAGGACGGGCGGGCCGTGTCTCTCGACCGGAAGTGGCGCTCGCTCCGCAACGTGACGGCACCAACGCCGGTGACGGTGCCGCCGGCGTTGGCCGACGAGCAGCCCGAACCGCCTGAGCGACTCGAGCTCGAGGACGAGCAGATCCTGAAGATGACGCTCGAGATGGCCGACCCGAAGACGGGTGTCCTCGTGAACACGGTGCACAAGGCGTTGCCGTGGGTTCTCCGGTCCCGGTTCGAGGCCCACGACGTCGCCGCCGTGATGTCCCGCCTCGTGTCGTCCGGCGCGCTCACGAAACGGCGCGGCGCCTACTTCGACCCCGACGACGTCCGATGAGCAGCGAAGAGCTCTACGCACAGCGGACGCTCCTGCGTCGTGCGGCCGAACACGTCGCCACGCTCCGCACCGTCGACTCGCGGCAGCTCGCAGCGCACCTCGGCCAACCGGTTGCGGTCGCAGTTGAGCTCCTCGCCGACCTCGAGCGGCACAGCCTCGTCACCTCGGCGTACGGCACCACCGCCCAGCGCACCGTCCGCATGTCCACCGTCCCTCCGACCATCCCCCGGCCACGCGCACCACGCCGCGCCGCCTGAACCGTGACCCTCCACCCAGAAAGCCGCCGGTGCTCCATTCCCCACCCGACGTCGAACGCCTCCGCCAGCTCGCTCTCGAAGCGCGCGACGGCACCAGCGCCCTCGGCGCCGACATCCCCCCGTCGATCTTCGTTCCGGTTCACGCCGAGCACCTCCTGGTCCTGCTCGACGCCGTCACCCAACACGACGTCGACACCGCGACCACCGGGCGGCCCGGTCACCTGCCGGCGGGATGGCTCGCCGACCTCACCGACGCCGTCGGCGCCCTCAACAACGCCATCGCCGAGTCCGTCGGGCCCGACAACCTCCGCGCCGCTGCCCGCACGATCGCCCAACTCCTCCACGCCGCCACCGACGCACTGACCCCCTGACCGCTTCCCAACCTCACGAAGGACAACCCCATGGCCACAGCCACGAAGAAACCACCCGCCAAGAAGGCCCCCGTCCGCAAAGCGGCGGCCGCCAAGAAGACGCCGGCGAAGCGCCCCGCACCGAAGCCGTCGACCCGCCCGCCCGTGCAGCAGGTCCTCGTCGAGTGGGTGAGCCTCGACGACATCGTCCCGAACCCGGACAACATCCGCCAGGACCTCGGCGACCTGACCGACCTCGCCGCGTCGATCGCCGAGCTCGGAGTCCTGCAACCCGGCATCGGCTACCGCCTCGAATCGGACCCGACGAAGGTCATGCTCCTCGCCGGCCACCGCCGCCACGGTGCGTCGGCGATCGCCGGTCGCGACGAGATGCCGATGATCATTCGAGCGCAGCCCGACCGTGTCGAGCAGCTCGAGATCATGATCTCGGAGAACAACGACCGGGCCGAGCTCGACCCGATCGAGCTCGGCCTGGCCCTCGCCGAGCTCAAGCGTTCGGGCCTCCGCTCCGTGAAGGCGATCGCCCAGAAGGCGCACCGCTCCGAGACGTGGACCCGCAACCACATCGCCCTCGTCGAGAAGCTCCCCGAGGTCATGTGGGACGCCGTCCGCTCCGGCGAGCTCTCCGTCACCGACGCCACGGCGATCGCCACCGCCAAGGGCCTCACGGACAAGGAACGGCAGTCGCTCGCCGACGAACCCGACGAGTGGTCCCGCAAGCGTAAGACCAACGAGCTCACGAAGAAGGCGAAGATCCGGGTGCTCAAGGACCGGCTCCGCAACGCTCTCCCCGAACGCACCATCCACGTCGACACCAACGCCTGGGGCCCACCGAAGACCGGCGCGAAGTTCGAGCCGGTGCGCTACGGCGACAAGCCCGGCCAGATCACCACCCCGCCACCGATGGGGAACCCCGAGCACCAGTACATCCGGATCGTCAGCGAGACGAAGTACGAGGTGTGGCACACCGCGCCCGAGCTGCTCGACGCGGCCGACTTCGCGTCGTTCCCCACTCCCGCCGCCACGGACGGCGAACTCGTCAACGAGGTCCACCTCCTCGCCCCGACAGACCCGCTCCTCGTCGATGCCGTGCGCGCCGTCGACGCACCGGGCTGCTGGGGGTCGTACTGGGCCGACCGGGCCCACCCGTTCTGCGCGTTCCACGCCCTCGTCGACGCACCGTGGGGCTCCCAGCCGCTCGCCGTGTGCCTCCGCCCATCGGACCACGCCGACGGCGGGCCCGTGTCGTGGCGCGAGCTCCAGGAGCGCCACGGGAAGGCGACCGCCGCGGCGAAGGGCTCGCCGGCGGAACCCGTCGCACCGGTGCGCCAGCTCCCGCAGTACGACGAGATCTTCAGCCGCCAGCAGACCGAGGTGATCAGCGACGCCCTCGAGGAGGCGCTGAAGGCGATCCCCGTCGGCCTCCTCGTGGCCCTGTTCAACGTGACGGCGTGCCCGACGGTCACGATGACCGACGACGGGCCCACCCTCGACGCTGGCGACTTCGACGGCCTGTGCGACGACGTCACCGACGAGATCATCCGGGCCCTCACCTCCGGCGCCGGGATTGAACCAGGCCAGACCGGTGAGGACGCCCCCGTTCTTTACTGGCTCTGCACCACCCTGCGGAGCGCCGACCTGCCGCTGCCCGACGGGCTCGCCCAGGCGCTCGGTGAGCCGCCCGGCCCGATCGACGACTTCGCGGACCTCGACGACGAGCAGGAGGAAGCGTGAGGGCCCGCACGATCCTCGCCACCGTCGCCGGCACGCTCGCCGTCGCCGAGCTCGCCACGATCCTCGAGCGCCGACACGAGGAACTCCTCGACCGCCTCGACGAGCTCACGACCCGACGCGAACGGTCGACGCACGGCCCACTCAACGGTGCCAGTGGCGGCAGCGCCCTCAACGGTGGCGCCGGCGGAACGAGTGCCGTCGTCGCTCAAGGGGGCGGCGGCGGCGCGAGAGTCGACGTAGCCGCCGGACAGACGGTCAGCGTGACCATCCCGGCCTCGACCCCCGTCGCGGCCGTGCTGTACGGGCCCGGCACCGGCAAGGTCGCCGTCATCACCACCGACGGCGGCATCGTCATCCACGCCGCGCCGTACCGGAAGTGGGAAGCCGTCGCGGCCATCGCCCGCACCATCCGCTCCGCCGACGGGCCCGACGTCGACGAGCTCGAGCGGAAGATGCTCGAGCAGCACCACGGCGCGGTGAAGCACGTGAAGGACCTACCGCCGAAGACGCTGCAGCGCGCCACAACCCGCCTGCTCGACGCCATCACCACCACCCCGAACGGCGGCGCGCGATGAAGCTCCTGTACCGTCCGATCGCCACGTGGCCCGGAGAGCGTTCGCGATCGCGCCAGCCGTCCAACTTCTCGGCGCACTGGTCCGAGACCCTCGCCACGCTCGAGCGCGAGGTCGACATGATCGGCAACCGCGGCCGCAACACCGAGGCCGTCATCCAGCTCGCCGTACCCGAGGGCGCCATCCGCCAGGACGGGCAACTCAAGGGCGGTCGCTCACGTCCGGCACACCCAGGCGTCATCATCAGCTTCGAGTCGAAGACCGGACCGCTGCAGTTCGCGTGCGACCGCTTCGACGCCTCCGGAGCGGACCCGTGGCGTCACAACGTTCGGGCGATCGCTCTCGGCCTCGAGGCGCTCCGCAAGATCGACCGGTACGGCATCGGCTCTGGCACCGAGCAATACACCGGCTTCCAAGCCCTCCCACCAGGCACACCGATGCCGGGGGCCATGACGTTCGAGGAGGCGTGCGAGCTCATGGCGATCGCTCTCGGCCGCGCCGGCGCCGTCCTCGAGCTCCTCAACGGCACCCTCGACCCGAACGAAGCCTGGCGCACCGCCTCGAAGGTTCATCACCCCGACGCCGGCGGCGACCCCGAGCAGTTCATCCGCCTCACCGAGGCCCGTGACCTCATCGAAGGCGTCCACTCCACACGAGGGGCCGGCCGATGATCGTGCGCCGCCCCAACAGCGACGAAACGTCCGACATCATCGTCACTCCGACCCACGTGCCCGGCATATATCTCGGCGGGTGCCCTGCGTGCGCCGAGTGCGGAGCGGTCACGATCGTGCAGCACCTCACCGGCGCGCCGTCCGGTGTCTGCATCGCCTGGTTCACGTCCGGGGTGCTGCCCGCCGAGCGCCACGTCGACGACGTCCTCGCACCGCTCGGCGTCGACTGGACGACCACCCCCGCGAACACGCTGCACCCGCTCGTGATGTCCGCCCTCTACGAGCTCAACCAGCTCGGCGACATCATCGCAGCGAAGACACGTCAGCTGCACCTCGCCAACCGCCCTGAGGGGGGGGGGTCGGTGACTGACCTACACGCCCAGCCCGAGACGAGCGCCGGCCAGCGTCAGCCCGGCATACACGGTCACGTCGCTCCGCTGCGGGTTCAACCCGATCCGCACCGCGACGCTTACGACCTCGACACGCACCAAGCCCTCCCGGCGGAGCTCCTCGAGCAGCTCGGCCGACTCGACATCGACCGTGGCTACGCACGCAGCCCACTGCTTCTCGAGCGACGGGCCCGGGCCGCCATCGACAGGCGCTCTCGCCGCCGCCAGAGCCCGGCACGCCTCACGTCGCATGACCAGCACCGTACCGACGACCACCGACACGGAACCGCAGCGTGAGCACCGTCGGCCCCCTCAACCCCGAGCTCAAAGTCAGCGAGGAACTGTTCCAGAAGCAGCTCGTGCGCGCCGCCCGCCTCCTCGGATGGAACCACATGCACGCCCGCCGCTCCAAGGGCCGCAACAACAAGTGGACGACCGCCACAAACGTGACCGGGTGGCCCGACCTGTTCCTCTGGCACGAAACCCAACAGCGCGCCATCGCCGCCGAACTCAAGACCGACATCGGCCGTGTCTCCCACGAACAGCGCGCCGTCCTCGACTCCCTCGCCCACGCCGGCATCGAAACCTACGTCTGGCGCCCCCGTGACTGGGACCAGGTCCTCGCCACCCTGAAGGCGGTCCCCGCATGATCGGCGCTACCCCCCCCCTCAGCGAACCCCCGAAGCGCGACGCCATGCGCGAGGCCGCCATCGAGACGCTCATCCAGGAACACACCGGCGGCAACATCCCCGCCGTCGAGGTGTGGTTCGACCGGGTCACTGGCACGTCCACCGTCATCATCCCCGAACGGTTCCTCGACACGCTCCTCGAGGCGACAGCACCGCCCTTCTGCCCGAACTGCGGCGAGTGGTGACCGTGGCGACCCCTGACGTCGACGAGACGATGTCGTCACGCGAGCGGCGCGCCGCGGCCGACGTCGCCGTGCTCGAACGCGCCTGCGAGCTCATGCGCGCCCGTGGCGGGTCGACACTCCGCCGCGTCGACGTCCACCAGGCCCAGAACGAGCTCGGCCTCGTCCTGACGATCCGAGCCAAGTGATGCTCCGCACCGCCCTCGCCGAGATCCTCATCAGCTTCCACGAACGCCACCACGCCGACGTCGACATCGACCTCGAGATGTGGGGCAACGTCCTCAGCCGCCTCGCCGACACCGACACCCTCCCGAACGCCCTCGACGAGTGGCACTGGCAACACCCCGACGAAGCACCCAAGCCGGCGTTCATCAACGAGCTCATCCGCAACCCCAACAGCAAACGCAACGTCAAGGCCACCATCCGCGACATGCGCCGCACCATCAAAGCGTCGATCGCCAAGCGCGACGCCGAACGAGGCCGCCTCAACGGACCACCACCACCCGATCGCCAGGAGGCATCGTGACCGACGTCGACGATCAGATGTTCAGGACCGATGTGCGCCTCGACGACCGGCTCACCGAGGACAAGGTCGTAGCGATCACTGACCGGCTCGTGGTCGTCGACGCCGCCGGCGCTGAGCTCGACATGGCGCCGCCGATGTTCATCGTGCACCCTCCGCTCCCTGAGGGAGCTCGGCTCCGAGTGGTCGTCGACGTTGAGGTCATCTCGTGAGCAGCGATGTCGAGAACCCGGACTACATCGCGTTCGCCAAGCGCATCATCGGCGCCGCCGGCCGCCGTGTCGGCGACGGAGACATCGACTCCCTCCCGTACCTCAGCGCCCTGCGTGACGACGTCGCCCGCGCCGAGATCCGGGCCGTCACCGACCTCCACGCCTGCGGCTACAGCTGGACCGAGATCGCCGACCGCATGGGCATGACCCGGCAGTCGTGCCACGAACGCTTCGCCCGCCACTGTCAGGCCCCACCTGACACCAAATCGGACGGCCTCAGAGCCGTCTCGTGACGCCGCTCACCGGCACTCCGACGTCGCACGCCCCCACTCTCACCAACCCCTGATTCCCGAACAAGGAGAACACCGAATGCCCCCCACCGACACCCCACAGATCCCGCAAGAGCGACTCGACTGGCTCGACCAGATCAGCCTCGAGAAGGGCTCACACAACAACGTCGGCGCCGGCGTCTGCGCCATGGAAGCCGCCGCGTACATCGCCGGCGAGAAGTTCTCCGACCACCCACCGTGCGCGAGCCCCGTCATCGGAGCATTCCTCCGCACCTGGAACGACCAGCTCCCCGACGACCTCCGCCAGGAACTCAAGCGCCACATCCCAGCACTCGTCGGATCCGCCGGCACACCCGCACAGGAAGCCACCCGCTCCTGGATGGCCACCGACTGGCTCGTCCGTGTCCAGACCCCCGCATGGCTCCGCCTCGCAGGCCTCACCGACCAGGCCACGATCCTCGAGAACATGGCCGAGATCACCGCCGACACCGCTCCATCGATCCGCCCGGCCCTCGAGGCGGTACGAACGGACGCCTACGCAGCTCGGCCCGCAGCCTGGGCCGCAGCTCGGCCCGCAGCCTGGGCCGCAGCTCGGGACGCAGCCTGGGCCGCAGCTCGGCCCGCAGCCTGGGCCGCAGCTCGGGACGCAGCCTG